TCCGACTGGGTCAAGACGTCCAAACGATGGTACCGGTTCGCCGACGATCCTCTGGGGACGATGATCAAGATCGACGACAAGGCATCTCCCTGGCTCGCGGATCTGGCCAAGCGGTTTCCGGCGGAGTTCAACCGGGCCATCCGTCATGTGGGCTGGTGGCTCATGAAGGAACTCAAGGACGCAGCTGCCGAGGGGGGGCCACCGGGGCACAAATGGCCCGCATTGTCCGAGGCCCACAAGTACCGCAAGTTCGATGATCTCAAGTACAAGCTTGCCCGTCCCGCGCTCCAGCACTTCGGAAGGCTGGCCAAGGGAATCGGGTACAAGCACGAACCGGACCAGCAGCGAGTTCGGGTGGGATGGCTCAGTTCGTCTCTGGCTTGGTGGGGGAACCGGCTCCAGGAGGGATTCGACACTCCGGTCACCCCAAAAGTGCGCCGATTCTCATGGGCTGCGGGTGTGCATCCCAAGAAATCGACCATCCGCTACCGCGTACCGGCACGCCCCCTGTTTGCTCCGATTTTCCGGCAACACCGACCGACCATTCAGCAAAAAATCGAGGACCGCATTTTTTATTGTTTCTACCAGTCAAACCATCTGCTCTCTGCAACTGCAACAGGCAAGGGGTGGAGATCCTCATAGGAGATTATCGTTGGCAGCCAATACCCAGCTCTATGCATATATCGCCGTCATCAGGGATCTTTTCGCCTCAGAAACCGTTCAGGCATGGGCGACCTCGACGCTCGGCAAGCCCTGGAAGGTTCTAGTGGGCGTGGACAAGCGCAATCCGCCCGGGGTCAGGGATTGCCCGTTCGTCATGCTCCGCCCCGCGTCCATCGACTCCTCGCCCACGGCCGAGGATCAGGACCCTTCCATCATGATCGACTGGGGGGTCGTCGATCCGGGCACCCCGACCACATCCGGGCAGGTCGTGGAATTTATATCCATCAGCCTGCTGGACCGGGTGGCCGAGAAGATCAGGACCCTGCTCGTCGATGCCGGGATCCCGCTGTCCGAAGCCAAGGTCGAACTGGAAACAGAGGCCTTTTTCCCGCTCATGCTGGGCGGCATGGATATAACACTATCGCTCCCGAATACCATCGGGACCATCGGAGGTTAGCATGGGACAGATAAAAGGCTACAAAGGCCGCGTGGTCATCGATTTCGAGACCGCGTTCAAGGCGGCTCCATCAGAAAAATCCGGGCTGGTCATGCCCTTCAACACGGAGTCGTTGGCCGGATCCAGAGCGCAGAATACGGCGGCGACTATTACCGGTCGTCGGGATCCCGCCGAGCCGTTCGACGGGAATCTGGACGTGTCGGGTTCCATCACGGTGCCCGTGGATGCGGTCGCCTTTCCCTATTGGCTCAAGGCCATGTTCGGGGCTCCGGCTACGACGAACAACGGGGACGGCACCCACACCCATGTATTCACCCCGGCGGAGGTGCAGCCGTCCCTGGTGTACGAAAAGCGGTTTGCCGACACGTCGTCCGTGCTGGCGTATGCCAAATACCAGGGCGTCAAGGTCGGATCCATGTCCATCACCATCGGTGGGGACGGGGAGCTGGTCGCGACCATCGAGCTCATGGGGGCCACCGAGGAATTTTCGCCCACCCCGTATGATGCGGCTCCGACCGCGCTTGCCTTGGCCAGATTCATGAACTTCCAGGCGGTCATTTCCGAGGGCGGGACTCCGTTGACAGGGACCTTGACCACCGTGGACATGAAGATCGGGTGCGGCCTGGATGGGGATACCTACACCATCGGCGACCAGGGCACGAGGGGCGATATCAACGAGGGCACACTGGAGCTCTCCGGGACGGTCAACGGGTTGTTCAGGGATACGTCCTATGCCCTGCTCCAGAAGGCCATCGATTCCACGGAATCCTCCATGAAGGTCGCGTTCACGTCCGGGAGCAACGTGCTGGAGTTTTATCATCCGGAAATCAAATACGGACGCAAGGCCCCGGCCATCGATGGCCCCAAGGGGGTCAAGATCGCCCTGCCGTATCAGGCCTATTTCGGTGATGCCACAGAGGGGACCTCCACGCAGATAAGCGTGACAAACACCACGGAGAGCTACGCGTAATGAGCAAGATCAGGTTGGATGAATCCGGTAAGATTCTGGATCTGAAGTCGTACAAGGCAAAGGACAGCGTGAAAATCGAAGAAGCAGCCGTCCTGCTCAGGTCCCAAAAAATCACGTTGCATGATTTCCGCAAGACCGTTGTTCTTGCGGCATACACCGAGTTTTCCGGCCCGGAGCTGGATGAATGGCCCAGCTCGGATCTGGCTCAGCTGGGCGACCTGGTCGGCCGCTATGCCACGGGAGGCGTTGATGCGGTAAAAAACTTCTTGCTGTCTGGCGATGGCACACAGGCGAGTCCGGCTGGGCATACTGCCGGGACTGCCTAGAAAACCAACGCCGGACAGGGGAATACGAAGACTGTTCCGCCTGCCCGAATCAATGCCCGGACCTCTGGCCGGAGAACCGGGATGCGTGGGAGCTGTTCGTGGCCTGCCGGACTCAGTGGCGGGTCGGCATGGCGGGCGCGGTGGGGCTCGACTACTCGGCGATGTACCGGGTGGCGGAATCGCTCGGGGTGCAGATGATCCGAGCGAATTTGCAAAAAATAATGGCACTGGAAATGGCTGTCATCAACCCTGATACAGAGGAATAATATGTCATCGGCGTACACCCAGATCATCATATCCGCAAAGGATCAGGCCACCGGGGTATTCCGCACCGCATCCCGGCAGATCGGGACCGAATTGGCCAATGTGCGCAATCGGGTTTTTTCCTTACAGAATGCGTTTGTCGGGTTGGGTGCTTCCATGGCCCTTGGTGAGATTTTCGAGACAGGCAGGGAACTTGAGCAGCTAGACAAGACGTTCGTCGAGATTACCGGCTCGGTATCTGCCGCTGGGTCGGAATTCGAGTTTTTGCACAAAACAGCTGATAATCTCGGGCAGAATTTTTACGTTCTGGCCGATGCGTACAAAGAAGTTATGGCCTCGGCTCGTGGCAGTAACCTCGAGGGCGAACAATCCAGAGAGATCTTCACCGGTCTTGTAACCGCCTCTGCCAGTTTGGGCTTGTCTTCGGATCAAACAGCCGGGGCCATTAAAGCCGTTACCCAGATGATCAGTAAGGGCAAGGTCCAGGCCGAAGAGCTGCGCGGACAGTTGGGCGAACGGTTACCCGGCGCGTTCCAGCTGGCGGCAGAGGCCATGGGCGTGTCCACTGAAAAGCTCAACAAGATGCTGGAACTCGGGCAGGTCACCGCAGAGGAGATGCTTCCAAGGCTGGCTCGTGTCCTGCGGGAAAAATATACGGGTGAAGTGTCGGAGGCGGTTCGGGCCTCCAACAAATGGGCCGAGGCCTGGAAGGACGCCAAGGCCGAAATTGCCCGGTCCGGATTCCTGGAATCAATGTCTGCGGGTATCACTTCCCTGTCCGGAGAGTTGCAGTCTCCGGCCATGCAAAAGGCCTTGCAGGACCTTGGTGCGGGCATGGGGTCGCTGGTAGAGCACGGCGCGGATCTGATTCCCCATATGTCGGACCTGGCTTCCGGGCTGGACGACGTGGCCCATGCCACAGGGGGGCTGCTCGACGTCTATAGCCAGTTCCCCGACGAAATCACGTCCGGGGCCAATGCCGGGATCATCACCCGACTTCTGACCGGATCCACGCCATTGGCCGTTGCAGTGACCACGCTGGTATCCCTGAATCAGGCCATGGAGTCCCTGAACACCACGTTCGGAGATATGTTCCCGTCCATGGACGAGATGCAGTCATCCTGGTCGACATACATGCAGCACGTCCAGAATATCCAGGACGTACTCTCGGGCAAGCGGGACTGGAATACCGGTGAATTGTTGGATCAGTCTCGGTACAGGGCCACGGTCGACTGGTCGGCTACCCACCCGGACGAACCACAATACCATGCCAAAGTGAACTGGTCGGCTACCCACCCGGACAAAGACGCCACCGACAAACGTCTCGCCGATTCTCACGACATCCCCGAAAAATGGATGCAGCGGCGCGGGGACCTGCTTACCGAGTGGGAACGCAAGGCTGAAAAGACCTCGGAAAAGGTCGCAAGGGATTTATCCATGTCGGCATCCGACGAGGCGGCATATTGGCATGCGGCCATGTACGGCAACGAGCCCATCGATGCCAAGCGTGCCGACCGGCGGGGGGACAATGCCGATGACGAGATCGCCGAGATGCAGGCCGTCTTTGACGAAAAGCAGCGCATCCTCGACACGTTCGCGACCGAGCATGCCCGGGCGACCATGTCGGCATCCGAGTATGCCATCATGCAGCTCGACCAGGAGCGGAAGGAATTTGAAGAGGTCGTCACCGACAAGGTAGCCCTGGACCAGTGGTACGCAGCCGAGCGGGCCAATATCCTGCGCATGTACGGCGAGGAGACAAAGGACTGGTCAGACGGCGCCAAGGAAGGTCTTGAGGAATTCCAGGTCGCCGCCATGGACGTTGCCGGGAGTGTCGAGTCGATTATGTATGACTCGCTGAATGGCGTCTCGGATTGCATCGCTGATTTTGTGGCCACGGGCAAGGCGTCATGGAACGATCTGGCGCAGTCGGTCGTTCATTCCATAACCGAGATGACGACCGAGTATCTGATGGCCCAGGCGTTGATGGGCGGCGGGACTTTTTCCGGCGGCAACGTGGGCGGGCTCATTGGGATGATTGGCGGGATGATTAGTGGCGGATCCTCTTTCAATGTCGGCGGAGCCGTGGGTACCTCCACCGGGACCGGTGGCGGGTTCAACATGGGCGTCGGCGTGGTCTCTGGACTCCACGGCGGCGGCGTGGTCGGGAGTGAGGCGACGTTCCACCGGTCAGTGGATATGGCCATGTTCCAGGGTGCGCCGAGATTCCACAACGGACTCCTGCCGGACGAGTTTCCTGCTATTTTGAAGCGCGGAGAAGGCGTTTTCACGGAAGGCCAGATGAAGGCCCTGTCCGCCGGGGACCCCACAGAGATTCGGGTGGTCAACAACTTTTATGTGCAGCCCGACTCCGGTGGCAACATCTCCCAGAAATCGCAGCGGCAGATATCCCGGGCCGTGACCCAAGCTATGGGGAGGTATAGATGAGCTTTTTAGATGTCCGGTTTCCCAAGGACATTTCGTATGGTTCGTCCTGCGGTCCGGTCTACAACACGTCAGTGATCGAGATGTCCTCGGGCAGGGAAAAGCGGAATCAGAATTGGCTCTACCCTCGATCCGAGTACGATGTGGCCTACGGGGTCAAGCGCAGAACCCAGCTTGAGGAGCTGATCGCGCTGTTTCATGTGGTCAGGGGCCGTGCTCATTCGTTCCGGTACTGGGATCCGCTCGACTATAAGTCATGCAGCGTTTCTGCCACCCCTGCCATGGGGGACGTGATTGTCGGTACGGGAGACGGTACGACCACAGATTTTCAGCTCGTTAAGAGCTACACGGTCACGGGCGTGAGCGGGCAAACGTTCTCCCAGATTCGCAAGATAACCAAACCAGTCCCGGGCACGGTGTATGTGGGGATCGACGGAGTGGAGGCGTTCCCGGATATCGTCTATGACACGGGGATCATTTCTTTTTCCACGGCCCCGGAATCCGGCCAGATCATCACCGCCGGGTATGAGTTCGACGTCCACGCCCGTTTCAACACGGACAGCCTGCCTGCCAGGTTTGATGATTTTGAGAGTTTGTCGGCCTCCGTGCCGGTTATCGAGTTATCGTAGGGGGATGAACAATGGGAGCCAATCCAGACGACACCACCACTGAAGAGCCGACCGAAGAGCCCACGGGCCGTCTCTTGTCTGATGAGTTGCGGGCCCATTTTGGTGAGGAGACGACCTCCCTGGCGACGTGCTGGCGCATCGAGCGCACGGACGGGTTCGTCGTTGGCTTCACCAGTCTGGATCAGCCCCTGGTGATCGACGGCTTAGAATACTCGCCCATATCCGGCCAGGCAACGGCGTTCGAGCAGACATTAGGCACCGAGGCCGACAACATGGATGTCAGCTTGGTATTCGACGACGAGAGGATCACGCCCGACGACATGCGGGCCGGGCTTTGGGACTATGCGTCCTTTTTCGTTTTCATGGTCAACTACAACGATCTGACACAGGGCAAACTCCTGACAGTGCGGGGGACGGTAGGGCAGGTGTCGATCGAGGACGATGCCAAGGGCACCGCGGAGTTTCTTTCACTGACCGACAACCTCAAGCAAAATATCGGCAGGGTCTACACCTCGTCGTGTGATGTGAAAAGTCTGGGCGACGAGAGGTGCGGGGTGGATGTCACCCAGTACACCTTTTCCGGGAGCGTGTCCTCTGTTGTGAGTCTGGTTTCTTTTACATCGGACATCTCCGGTGTCGCAAAGACCGCAGGGTATTTCCGATACGGCATGCTGACCTGGACGTCCGGGGCAAATGCCGGGAAGTCCATGGAGGTGATCGATCATCAATATGACACAACTGCCACCTTTGCGCTTTTTCAGCCCATGCCCGCCGATATGGCCGAGGGGGACACGTTTGAGGTGGTGGCAGGATGCGACCGCACGTTTGCAACGTGCAAGAGCAAATTCAACAACGTGAGGAATTTCCGGGGGTTTCCGCATATTCCGGGCCGGGATGAAGGACTTAAATACGGGAGCTAGCATGGT